CGAAATCATCCAGCTTGCCCGGATCGCAGATTACAGAGATATCGGGCTCTACGACAGTGGTAACATCATCGTTGCTGTCTTCCTGGGAGGCAAACAAACGAACGGAAAACGGAGCAGGATAAACACGGCAGCTCTTTCCATCCAGATAGTTGGCAATCTGCCGGACAAGCTCTGTGAGGATCTCCTGATGAACCCGCGAAGGAGAGGCCAGCAGCACCGGCACGCCTTCGATCAGCTCATAGCGCTCGGGCCCATTCCAATTGAGAAGGTCCTGGTAATTGTATTTAGTATCTTTCGGTAATGGCATATGATCACTCCTTATTTGATAGTATGCCCTATGTTATGGGATTTTGGTTGGTGTGGGTTTATAGGTTAATTTGGATGGCAAACTCCACAAGGCTTATACCCCTGTGCTTTCAATTCGTCGACACTCAAGTCGGATTCTGCATAATTCTTCTCTTTTATCTTCTCAACAGAAGAACAGGAAAAATAGTGGATTTTCATGGTGCTGGTATTGAGGACATATGTTATATTTTGTTTTTGAGCTTCCGAAGCTGTACTATTGACAACAGTAGATGATACTACAGACGCAGGAGGAACAATGACAGCTTCCGCGGAACTACTGGAAGATGGCTCTGGTACGCTAGATGATGCGGAAGAGGCAACCGATTCAGAAGAGGATACAGAGGCCATATAAGATGAGGAGCTGCTTTCCGAAACAATTGCCGGTGCGAGGGAAGATTGCTGTACTTCAGAAGATACAGAAGACACAACGGATGACTGAGAAGAAACACTATTATTTGAATTCGGTGTTTCGGAATTACCATTACTGCTAAGGAGCGCAGCGCCAAACAGAAGACCGAAAAAGATGCTGAGGACGATTTTTAACGGCTTTCCAAATTTATCGCTTTTCCAAAGAAAGTAAATACCGACCGGAGCCAGGAAACAGAGCAGAAGGATGATCACCCATGTGGCCATAGGTTTCTTTACAGGCTTTTGAGTTTGAGTAGGCTCTTCCAATGGAACCCAACCCTTAGGTGCAGTGGAAGTGTTGGAATGAGTAGTGGATTGTTTGTTTTTTTGAGCCATTTCCTTTTTACCTCCTGAAGTTGTACTATATGAGATTCCAGTGCCTGGAATGCCAACAGTGGTTGTGCGTTTGCCTTTGCTGTTAATGGTGTAGTGTATTCCCTTTCCACCAAAAGTAACGCCGGCACTTTTTTTATTGAGATTCAATCGAACTCCGGGAGCTACCTTAATGCTTTTTCGAAATCTAAATCCCATCCAAAACCTCCAGTCAAATACTTACCAGAAAACCACTTTTAATCACCCATTGCATAACATTTTCTGGAATACCAGCAATAGATGCAACTTGTGATAAAGTGTAATTATGAGATTGAGCTTCTTTCAGCAATTCATCTGGAAGAAGCAGATATACAGCGAACAAATTAGCTTGGCGCTCTAACTTATCAACCGAGAAAAGGGTGTTCTCCCGCAGAAAAGGGGTGTTAGCCTTTGGATGTAGCAGTGCGTGACCAAGTTCATGGGCACAAGTGAAACACTGCTCCTCATCAGAAAGATTCTCGTTAATGTGGATGAACTTTTGGCGAGATACAACATTGTAATATCCTCTGATGCTGCCAAGATTTTCTTGAAGTACAATGATATGCAAGTATTCAGCTATAGTAAACGGATCGCGAGTACCTGCTTTGCTGCACAATGATTTGATTGTTTGTAAGATTAAATTGCGCAAAGCGATCACCTCACCTATTTGCGGAATTTATTTGGCGTATATTTCTCCTTTGCAATTCGTTTTCCGATCTCCATACTGTTGCGTAGACTTGCAGCCAGCAGTTCGCGGGTCATTTCATCCATTGGCTCGCCATCGAACATGAGAGCATCCTGATTACTTTCAAGATCATGAAGAGTTTTTTCTAATAGTTTTGCGATATCGCGCTCGTCTTTGGCGGAAAGGCCTAAGGCGGGCGCTTTTGTATTTCCAAGAAGATAGTCTACGGTAACGTTAAAATATTCACCGAGTTTTAACAAAACTTCATAATCCGGAGTTCTGTTTCCGTTTTCATAATTACTATAAGCTTGCCGAGTAATCCCTAAAAAAGAAGCCACATCTTGTTGCGACACTTTTTTGTTTGCGCGTAATTCTTTCAGATAAATCATTCAATTCACCTCTTGAAATTATTATAGCAACTAATTGTTGCATATGCAATAGAAGCAACAAATTGAATCTTATATTTTGTGTAAAATGTGGAATATGCAACATATTGTTGACAATAGATAAAAAGAAAGCTAAAATTATAGCAACGAAATGTGGCGAAAGGAGGTGAGAAAACATCATGAGAGAGTATTTGATTCACCTTAGAATGAAACAAAATGAATCGCAACAGTCTGTAGCAGATTCTCTTGGCATTAGCAGACAGTATTATAGCTTGATTGAAAGTGGAGAGCGACAAAAAAACATGGATATCACGCTATTATCCAAGTTATCCGATGTGTTTCACATTCCGCTTGCTGAAATGGTCGAGCTGGAAAGAAACAATCTTCAGACAGATTGAGAACATGCTGGTCGAATCTTAGAAAGGAGGTGAGAGAAGGTGGTAGGAAACATGATCACATTCGTGATCTTAAGCGTCGGCCTACTAACAAAAGCGATCCTCGAAGCGGCATACTTCAAGGATCACAAATCGTCAATAAAGACGTTGTTTCTTTGGTGTTATGGTGTCTTGGTTCTTTTGATGAGCTCTAATTTTTCGTTTCTCTTTGATTACTTTGGATAAGGTTATAAAAACAGAAAGGAGGTGAGCGACTTGAAGAAGGCAAAAGAAAAGCTCCTCAAACTGTGGGGCAGCCTGAGAAGCGATTTTCTGATGATTATGGTAATCCTGAATGCTATTGCAAGTATCCGGCTCAGTATCCAGTACCAGCGCATGACAGAGGTATTTGAGCAGGTACTTAAGGTTTTAGATTTAGAGAACCAGAGTCTTCAGAATCTGTTCGAACTGTCTCAGATGATTCTTGAACTTCTGCAGTCTCTTGGTCTGTGACATAGCGTGAAAGCTCAGCTTCGAGGATATTTGAAAGAACGATGCTCCAATCAATAATTCCTGACGGATCTCCCGAAGAATCGAATTCGTTCAGGAGAAGTTCCATTTTTTTGGAAAGATCCTCATTGATGGCGTTTTGCTTTTCCATGAGCTGATTTCGTTCTGTTTCAATGGCTATCATCTGATCATGGTAATCCTTCTGATTCTCTACGAAGGAGGAGAAGTTTTCTGAGATTTCTGCCACAGAATCCGAAATCTGTTCCATATCTTTGTCGGGAAGACATTGGAGGATTATTGGCAGTATAAAAGCCGTCAGAATACTCCATACAATTTTCGCCTGAACAAACGTGATGCGAGGTTTTGGTGTTTGTTTTTCGGGATCAGATAGCGGTGCAATAGGATCGTCTGTTGGCGCGTGTTCTTCAACCTTCTTCGAAAGGAGAGTTTCAACAGCCTGATCAGACAAAACCATATCTTCAACTTCCGGCAACATATTAACCTCGTGCATCGACATCCAGCGGGTGAGTGATTCGGAGAGCTCGTTCAGCTTCGATATCACAGGATCGTTGAGATGTGACTGCAGCACTTCAAAGGATGCAAGGTAAGCATCTATCGTAGAATTGCTTTTGGCAATCAGGTTAACAAAGCGGTTGGAGTAATCGGTGAAAGGTGTGACGTAAAAAGGAGAAAGAAGCTTTTCGGTAAATCTTTCCGTTATCAGTAATCGGTTGGAAAGATTGTCGATTTGCCGGAGTATACGCTCAGAAGATGATTCATAACACAGTCTGCTGATACTTTCGACCAAATCAGAGAGCCGCAGAGGAGTAATCTTCATAAAAGTCCTTTCGTTGATTGGAGATGATGAAATGACGATCAAAGATGCCCGAAAAAAAGCAAAGCTCACTCAGAAAGAAGTTGCCCAAAAGATTGGTGTGACGAGCCGTGCATACCAGCATTACGAAACAGGCCGAAGAGAACCTCGTGTAGTGCATGCAATCAGGCTTGCCAAGACGCTGGGGACATCTGTAGAAGAGCTTTTTAAGAACGATTGTTCTTAATTCATTATACCACAATTTGTGGCGTCAAACAAGAAGCGAAACCGCAAGAAAGGAGCCTATATATGACAACAGTCCCAACCCCAGTCCTAACCCAAATCGGTGAGCTGAATCAGCTGGTAGAGCGCAACCCGCTATACATCCCGCTGAACGAGCTCGCACAGTTTCTGCATATGGATGCTGACGGCCTTCGCAGCTGTATTGAACACGGCGGCTGCCCGTTCGGCATTGCCTGGCAGAAGAATATCCACGGCAATCGCGCCTTCAAGATCCCGACCGTTACCTTCTATCTCTGGTATACCGGAGGTTGTTTTCTCAGAGGAATGGCCGGGACGGCAAGTACTTGATCTGACAGAAAGGAGTTGAATTCACATGACCTTAAAAGAAGCCCGTGAGCGGAAAGGCCTCAGTATTGCCGAGGCCGCAGACAAGATTGGCGTTCACGAAACGACAGTCCAAAACTGGGAAATCGGTAAGAACCTTCCTACGGCACCGATGTTTTTCTATGCGTGTCAGGCGTACGGAGCCGATCCGCGGGATATCCCAATCCCCGGAAAGAATGATATGCGACCATTGACATTAAAAGGTGCCCGCTATAACGCAGGCATGACCGTGCTCGATGTGGCAGAAGAATTGCAAATGGATAAAGGTTCAGTCTACAACTACGAAGAGGGTAGAAGAACGATTCCGGCCGGTACGGTGACACGGCTTTGTGAGCTGTACAAAGTATTACCTGAAGAAATCGAGCTGCCGAACATCAATTATTATCACAAGGAGGAAGAAAGCGTGAATAAGGATAACAAAACTCAGACAACTTACAACACCGGCGAATATGATCAGATCCCTGGTGCTCCGGAAAAGACAGAGCTGGACAAGCTGCTGGAGGATATTGAGGACTACAAGAATCATATCGAGAAACTCACTGGTCAGGTGAAGGAGCTCGAAAAAGAAGTGATGAAGCGCGAAAAGATCAGAGAAGCTCTGGAAGACAAGATCAGAGCGCTGGAAGCAAAAGTAATTCCCGAAAGCAGCGAGATCACGATCCTGCGTCTGAAAGCGGAGCTGTACGATGCCTACAAGAAGGGCGGGCTGATCTGATGAACAACATCTGGGGCAGAATGCCTATCAATACGATCAGTTTCATGATCCTGCTGGTAGCGATCATGGGAGTAGCACTTGGATGGCTGCTGCATGCAGAGCACATCTATCGGCTTCGCAAGCATAAGCACAGAGAGAAGGAGGAGTAATCCAATGAAAGTATTTCGCAGACGTCCCGGAGAGAACTGGGAACTGATCGAAATTGAGAACACGCTACAGGCTCTCCAGAAAGAAGTAGGTGGCCCTATCGAGACCAGTTTCCTTTCGACTGATGCCTGTATCATCTGCAATGAGGAGGGTCTACTGCGTGGACTGCCGCTTAATCTGTACCTTGGCTATCCTTTCGTAGGCACGCTTCTAATCGTCGGCGTAGATGGCGAAAAATTCTGCGATGTTAAAGAAGAATGGAGGGATATCCTGTGAGCGCAGCAGTAAAAAGAAAGCCCCTGACCGCGGCAACAGTCAAGGGCGCAGGAGTCCGTCATGGCAGACGGATTCATAAAGCACGTGATTATCATATCACGAAAAAGCGCAGACGTCAAATCATCCGCAGAATTATTTGGATTCTGGGTGAGTATGTTCGTCCGATCGTTGGGTTGCTTCTGGTAATCATGATGTTCGGCATCATCGGCGGCATGGAGTGGGATGACATAGAACTGTGGTTAGGAACCAAAATGGCCTTCGGATGTTTGATTGCAGCTGCTCTGCTGTTTCTGCCGGAGATGACGTTCTTCAGGGGAGGGGAAAAGAGATGAGTGCATGGACGTTTCCTGAATTGCCGCTGGAACCGGAAGAACTGGCCACTGCTCCGAGAGTGATCGGAACTTGTGCATACTGTGGCTTAGATATTATAGACGATGGATTCTATTGCACCGAGTATTACGAAGTGGATGGTGTTCTACTTCATGAAGGTCACTGTTTTGATCGATATGTACATTTGAACTTTTATAAAAGGAGTGATGATTATGTCCCTGAATGAACTGTATGAGACTTCTGAACGCTGCCGGATGTTCATGGAAATGGTAGATGATGACGGCAATGAAATTCCGGACGAGGTGATCTGCGATACCTTTGAAGCGCTTGAAGGTGAGCTGAACGACAAGGTTGATGATGTTGTGCACACAATCATGAAACTGAAAAGCAGCAGTGCACTGAAACGTAAGAGAGCGGCTGAGTTGAACGAGAGAGCCAGAATGGAAGAACGTCGTGCGGAACGTTTAAAGGAGCTGCTTATGGAGTGGCTGGACAGCCTCGGCAAGACAAAGATCCGCACGGATTTTTTAAGAGTGACAATTAGGAGTAATCCCGGTTCGCTGCTGGTTACACAGCCGGATGCTTTTATCCAGTGGGCCGAAAAGAATGCCGGAGAACTACTGCGGTACAGTACACCAGAGATCAACAGGACTGCGACCAAAGAGTTCCTGAGAACCGGTGGCAAAGCGCCGGGTGTTGAGGTAACCACTACAAGATCATTGATTTACAAATAACAGGAGGAAAGTGAAATGCTAGAAGCAAGAGAAAGCAGTAACAAGAACAATATCCCTGAGATGGAGCCGGGACTTTATCTCGCAATCTGTTATTTGATCGCAGATATTGGCGAGCATGAGAACCGTATGTATAACAACACCAGTCGTCAGATCGTAATGAGCTGGGAGTTCCCAGACGAAATGATCGAGCTGAACGGTCAGCGGATTCCCAGAACCCAGTCGATGTTTTTTACGCTGTCCCTGAGTGAGCGAGCAAGACTGAGAAGCTTTTTAGAGAATTGGCGCGGACGGGCTTTCACTGCAGAGGAACTGGCCGGTTTCAATGTCGGAAAGGTTTTGGGCGCCGCGTGTATGCTTAACATGGTGGAGAAGGCCAGAGCGGACGGAAGCAAACATACCGTGATCGGCGGTGTGAGCAAGCTGCCTAAAGGAATGACAGCGCCGCTGCCTTCTATGCCCAGAGTCCTCTTTGATCTGGATGTACCGGACGCGATTACCCAGATGCAGGAGCTCCCTGAGTGGATCCAGAATAAGATCCGCGAAAGCATTACTTACCAGCAGATGATCAATCCTCAGCACGAACCAGAGCAGGTACAGCGTGCATCAGATTCTGACGGCTTTGAAGAACTCGACAGTGACGCTGATGTGCCATTCTGAAGGAGGAGAGAGCATGACAACAGAGTATCTGGTATCACATATCCCGTATACTAAGGAAAAGGCTGTTTCTCGCGTATTTCTCTCAACGCTGCTTGGTGCAAGTGATCGTGATGTACGCAAAGCAATCCAAATGGCGAGAACCGAAGGTTATATCATTATCAATACCCAGGATGGACGCGGATATTACCGATCCGATGATATCGACGATATCGAGCGTCAATATCGGCAGAATGATCGTAGGGCAAAATCAATCCTGGTTCAGCAGAAGCACCTTCGCCGACTGCTCAAAGAAGCAGGTCGGAAAGTATAGGAAGGTGACGCCATGCCGAACAGACTCATTAAAGAAAGCATCCGAACGAGCAGAAAGATCAACGGATTGTCGGATTTCGAGTTTCGGCTTTGGGTATACCTGATTACTTACGTGGATGACTTCGGAAGGGGAAGCGCAGATCCGGAACTGTTAAAAGGATTTGTGTTCCCCCGCCGGAAACGAGTGTCTGAGACCGATATAGAAAAAACGCTTGCGGCGTTGGCGGACAGCGGCTGCATTCACCTCTACGCGGTAGACGGTGAGTCCTACTTCTGTTTCCCAAACTGGAGCGATCATCAGCGGATCCAGACAAAGCAATCGAAATTTCCGGAACCTCCACCTTTCACGGCGGTTCACCGTGAGCCACCGTCATCCACCGTGAATCACCGTGACTCACCGCTAGAATCCAATCCAATCCAATACGAATCCGAATCCAATCCGAATACGAAAGGGAGTAGTGCGTCCCGCACTGCACATACACGAAAAAAACACGGGCAATATGGTTGGGTTTTGCTGACAGAGCAGGATCATCAGAGCCTTCTGAAAGATCTGGGGCAGGCTGAACTTGATCGATGTATTACCTATGTCGATGAATTGGCGCAGCAGAGCGGAAACAAGTACAGGTGGAAAGACTGGAATCTGGTGATCAGGAAGGCCCATCGTGAAGGTTGGGGACTTGGCAACAGAAAACAAGGTCAGGAAGCTCCAAAGGAAACGTCATATGATCTGGACGAGATCGACAAGCTGATTATGATGCAGCATCATAAATAAACAAATCTGCAGCAGGAAATACGGCGCATGATCTGATCGGCCCCAGTATTCACCTGCTGCGTACTTTAGGAGTGATAATGTGAAAGCAAGATTACCCGTTGAATATACACATACCTCCAGACGCGCAAGAGAGAAAGAAAGGCAGAGTGAGCGCAAGCGTCTGATGGCAGTGTTTTTCCTTCATGCCGCTGTTGCCGCACGTTCCTCGCTTGGGCTTGGAAAACGTAGGCTGGAACAATATTTGATATGCATCGGTGAAGTAATAGACAAATTATCGGAAGAGTACGATGATTCGTCGGCTTGGAAGTGTATTCAGATTTTGGAAGACGTTGGCGTCAATGTAGATGGCTGGAAGAGAATACTGAGAAACGGCAACTAACAATGAGGAGTGAGTGAAATGATCCCTAAATTGACTGTAGATGAGTTTAAGAACCTCACGTCGAAAAAGAGACAAAGCAAATACAATGCACAGCAGGTATGCTTGGAAAATGGTATGCGCTTTGATAGCAAAAAAGAGGCAGTGCGCTGGAACCAGCTTGTGCTCATGGAACGTGCCGGAGTAATCCGGGGATTGCGCAGACAGGTGCCTTTCATATTGATCAATAAGAGTGCATATGGCCGTCAAATCGTATATAAAGCAGATTTTCTGTACATACAGGATGGCAAAGAAATCGTTGAAGATGCAAAAGGGTATCGGACAGATGTATACAAACTCAAACGCCGTATGATGGCTGAGAGATACGGCATTATTGTCCGGGAGGTGTGAGTATGTTTGAAGATGCCTCTAAGAAACGTAAACACTGTATCGGCTGCTATTATTATCGAAAAACAAGTGGTATGTGGATTTGCAACCACAGTCTGGATACGGATGTGCTTATCAGTTGTAACCATGATGAATGCGAACATTATATTAAAGGCAAATATGTTCCTGGCGATTACCATAGAGTACAGAAGAAAGGTCTGCCAATGTCCGAAACAAAGAGAAACATATATCACTATCACAACTTGCTTGCGAAGGCAGGGGCATTGAACCGATATAGGGTGGCAGCAGGATTATCTTTGAGAGCTCTGGCAGCGCTGACGGGCGTTTCGATTACGACGGTTCGTCGTGCGGAACTTGGAAAAGGATCTGTAAAAATCAAAACAGCAGAAAAACTATGTGAGATTTTGAACTGTCAGATTGAGGATGTGTTTGTGTGAAAGGAGACTGATATGAAGTTAAAAGAAATCGAATGGGATGTTTGGGTTGAAAGAGCGTGGCTTGCTTTTGTCGCTTTGGTGTGTGTTGTATTCGTCGGCTTTGTAGGTGCTGTTATTGCAGGTGCAGTCGTAAACGAAAGCAGCCGGATCGCCGAGGGTGTTGTAATCGACAAAGAATACAATTCAGCCTACACAACATATAACCATATCCAATCTGACGACATAACAATTAGAATTCCTCAGTATCATTCTGAAACGTTTAGTATTCGGCTTGAAGGTACAAAGGATGGCGAAACTGTCACCTATTGGAAGAATGTCACCGAGCAGGAATACGCTGATTATGATATCGGGGATTGGTACCCGAGGAAAGGATAAGGCATGAAAATCATAAAACACGGTGAAATGCCGGAAACGGTGAGCTTTGAGTGTAATTTTTGCGGGTGCATCTTTGAATGTGAACGGGGAGAATACAAGGTTGATGCAGACAATGCTTACTTCCCGCCAAACCTATATCATAGTTGCCCAGAATGCGGACAGAATTGCATGGGAGAGTGGTGAGTTGTTATGACTGACAGAGAAAAGCTGATTGCGCTGATTATTAATGCAAAACGTACAGACCCGGAAACGGGAAGTTTCGCTGAGTGGCTTGCAGATCACCTCCTTGCCAACGGCGTGACTTTTGCAACCGACAAAAATGACGGTGGCAAATGGATTCCGGTGAGTGAGAGGCTACCGGAAAAAGGAGAGCGCGTTTTGGTATATGGTAAACGCGGCGCAGTGCAAACGTGCCGTTATGAAACAAGGTGGGAGAAAGACAAGAGACGCCTACACATGGCGTTTTATAAAGATTCTAACAAAAAGCAGTGAAGGAGCTCTACTGGATGCCACTTCCGGAACCACCGAAGGAGGATTGATTATGAGCGAAGTAAAAGACTACCCGCCTTATCTGGATTATCCTAAACCCCGCAAGCCACAGACCAACGCCGACAAGATCAGATCCATGAGCGATGAGGAATTGAGAGATTTCCTTTGTACTATCGTTCCGATGAGAGAAAAGCTTCTTTTGAGATGGCTTAAATCGCCGATAGAGGAGGGATGAGTAATGGCTACCTGTAAGGAGTGCTTACACGCCGTAGTGTGTGGGAAACTTATCTGGAACGAAAAAGATGGAGCGATAATTTGTGGTGATTTCAAAGCCCGTTCCGAGTATGTAGAACAGATCCACGCTCACTGGATCATCGACGGTGAATGGGCAGAGTGTTCCAATTGTCACGAAGACGAGAAGATTGCAGTGATGCAACACAAGGATTATTGTCCGGCCTGCGGAGCAATCATGGACGAAGAAAGCGTATGTATCTGAACATACCAACGAACAACATCAAGGAAGGAGCAAGCCGATGAACTACAAACAGGAAACAATCGACGATCTACGCCACTATGCCTCCCGCCGCCGTGCTGTGAAGAGCCTCCGGGAAAAGATCCTTATTTTGCGGGAAGATTTCGGACGACTCAAGGGTGTACAGACCAACAGTGTACCGGTGCAGGGAGGCGGCAGCGGTATGGAGTCACATCTGATCAACAATATTGCAGAGCGGGAGAAGCTGGGACAGCAGCTACATATCGTTTCTGCTCAAGTAAAGTGGCTGGAGAAAGGGTTGTCGGGGTTGGATGATGAGGAAAAATTGATTCTGGAGTATTTTTATATCAATCGTCCTCCTGAACATGTGGAATTGTTATGCGTGAAATTGTCTCGTGGACGTACAGAAATATACCAGAAAAAAGATAAGGCCTTAGATCATTTGGCAAGCCGGTTATATGGTGTCTGAGAGCGGATTTTTTCAGGGATGTTTTTTGGCGAAAAGTATGGTAGAATAAGACAATCAAAAGTGCCTGCTGAGCCGTGGAACTATCTGCGGACAGTTGGCACTTTTGTTTTGGATAGGCGAAAGCCGGGAAGAGCAGGCGCAGGGGCGGGAGCGCCGGAACAAAGCAAGAAGGAGGGAGAAGCTTGTGGCAAAGAGATTGAACAAGGAGATATTCATCAGGGAGTACGCCTTAACCGGAAACGGAAAAGCGTCCGCTTTGGCTGCCGGCAGCACCGAAACATCGGCGGCGGTGGCAGCATCGAGAATGTTAAAGGATGATAATATTCTCTCGCGCGTACGCGAAGAACGCCAGAAACTGGCGGATCAGCAGTGTATCAACAGGGATTCTCTCCTCCTGAAAGCAATCGATGTGTATGAGAAATGCTCTGCAGCGAAGCCGGTTATGGAATGGGATTACAACGAGCACAAGATGGTCCCGACCGGTGAATATGTGTTCGACTCCAAAGGTGCGCTGAAAGCCATAGAGCTGATGGGCGCATTCGCAGGGATTTCCACGCAGCAGGTAGACGTCAACGCGAAGCTGAATACCGGCAAACTTGATTCCATTCTGAAGCAGCTGGAGGATTCCTGATATGGCAGACCTCCTGTTATCGGAAAAGTACAAAGCTTTTATCCGGCATCAGACACCGGTCGAGTTTCTGGAGGGCACAACCGCCGCCGGCAAAACCACAGTCGGCCTGTTTAAATTCATGCTGATGGTTGCGAAAAGCACCAAGAAGCTGCACATCCTTTCCGGTCTGGATTTGGGCACCATCGAGAAGAATATCATCCAGAAAGAGCTTGGTATCCTGGATGATTTCGGTGATCTGGTGGCATACAATCCTTCCGGCAAAGGAAAGAACTCCATGCCGCACATCGCTTTTCAGACACCAAACGGAGAGAAGATCATATACGTTCTCGGTTATGATAACAAAGCACGTTGGAAGAAAGCCCTGGGCGGACAGTATGGATGCCTGTATATCGATGAGATCAATATTGCAGATATGGACTATGTCCGAGAGGCAGCAATGCGCTGCGATTATCTCATGGCGACACTGAACCCGGATGATCCCGGATTGCCAATCTATTCTGAGTACATCAACCATTCCAGACCTCTTCCGGAATGGGAGCGGGATACCCCGAAAGAAATACTGAATATGCTGACTGAAGAACCAAAACCCGGCTGGGTCCATTGGTTCTTTTCTTTTGACCACAATTTGGGACTGTCCGAAGAAAAGAAGCGGAAGATCGTTGAGAACGTGGCGCCTGGTACGAAGCTCTACAAGAACAAGATCCTCGGCCTCAGAGGCAGAGCGACAGGCTTGGTATTCAACCTGCAGCCGCACAACATCATCACAGCCAAACAGGCTATGGAGATGAAGTTTGTGCAGATCAGTGCCGGCGTGGACACGTCCTATTCGCAGCAGTCAGACGATACTTTTTCATTTGTCTTCTCGGGCATTACTGCCGATCGGAAGAAGATCACACTGGCGGCAGAGACACACACCAACAAAGGCAGACAGCAGCCTCTCGCGCCGAGCGATATTCCACAATTGTTGATCACCTTTCTGGAGAGATGCAGGGCGATGTACGGCCTGTTCTCGCGTGTGGTGTACATCGATTCAGCTGATCAGGCAACGATTACAGAGTGCCAGAAATACCGGAGGCAAAACGGCAGCATATACGACTTTGTACCGGCATGGAAAAAACTGCCGATCATCGATCGTATCAACCTGCAGGCGGGCTGGATGGCACAGGAGAACTTCCTGATCGTAGGAGAACAGTGCACTCCGCTGATCGAAGAGCTGAACCTCTACAGCTGGAAAGAGGACAAGAATAACGAACCGGAAGACGGACATGATCACTGCATCAATGCGGACCAGTACAGCTGGCTGCCGTATAAGCAGTCGATAGGAGGCAAGATATGAAAATCGCAGAAAGGGTGAGAAATATGCTCAGGGACTTTTTGAGGATCGAACCGGCTCACGGGCAGTTGATCACCATCAGGGAATCCATGACATGGGAAACAAGCTGTATTCGCAACAGCGTATGGTACCGATCCGATGCATCTGAGATCGAGCAGTTTTTTAAAGCGGTGGATGGCAGCAGTGCAGAGAGTGCAGGACGGTTCTGGGCAGCAGCTCCTTCGGGTGACGATGTCAGAAAAGCACACAGCGGCCTGCCTGCAATCATGGTCAACACACTGAGCTATATCGTGAAGGCAGATCTGCAGGATGTGCAGATTAAGGGACCAGATGGCATCGAGGCGCTCTGGAAAGAGATCAGCGATGATTCGGGCTTTCCGGATTTGGTAGGCGAGGCGGTAACTGGTGCCCTGGTAATGGGTGACGGCGCTTTTAAGATCTCCATTGACAAAGAGATTGGACAGTATCCGATCCTTGAATTCTGGGGAGGTGACAGGGTAGAATACCACCGCAGACACGGCAGAGTTTATGAAGTGGTTTTCAAAACACCATACACCACAGAGAAAGGCAAAAAGCTGCTTCTCTGTGAGACTTACGGAGCGGGACGAATCAGCTATGAGCTATGGGATGAAGACAAACGCGTTGATCTTTCCACAATCCCTGAGTTGAGAGAGTATAAAGACGTCAGATGGGACGGCGATTTTTCTCTTGCTGTTCCGCTGATGGTATACAAGAGCCAAAAACATCCCGGAAGAGGCCGCAGTATCTTTGAGAACAAGACGGACGCCTTCGATGCTCACGACGAGGTCATTTCCCAATGGATTGATGCCGTAAGAGCGGGCAGAGTGGTCAAGTACATTCCTGAGGAACTGATCCCCAAAGATCCTGAAAACGGCAGGATGCAGGGAACAGCGGCAGTGAAGAGCTTCGGAAGCTTCTTTGTCGAGGTAGAGAGTACTCACAGAGAAAACGATAGCCCGAAGATTGATGCCGTGCAGCCGGAGATCAAGTATGAGGCGTTTGTGGAAAGCTATGCTGCAACGCTGAATATGTGTCTGCAGGGCATTATGTCGCCGGCAACGCTTGGCATTGACGTCGGAAAGATGTCCAGCGCAGAAAGCCAGCGGGAAAAGAAGGATGTTACCGGATACACCCGGAACGCCATCACAGACGCTCTGGAAAAGGTGCTGCCGCAGGTTGTTGAGGCTATGCTGATGGCATACGATCTCAGTAACGACAATGCTCCCGGTACTTATCATGCAACGGTAGGCTTCGGAGAGTATGGTGCACCTGATTTCGACAGCCGCGTCAATACGATCTCCGCAGCCTCTACAGGCGGCATCATGTCCATCGAAGCACAGGTGGACGAGCTTTGGGGCGCTTCCAAAGACGATAACTGGAAACAGCAGGAGGTAGCCAGAATCAAGAGAGATAAAGGCATCCTGGAAGCTGAAGAGCCGCAGGTGGGAGATGAGCTGCCGTGATCTCATGGGAAAGCATCGGTGAGTTGTTTGTGCAGCTGGAACTGGAGCTGATACGAAGCTTCCGGCGAAACCTCGCGAAGCATGAAGCCTGGGAGAAAGACGAGGGTTTCTCATGGCCTGCGTGGCAGGCGCTGAAACTCCGGAACATGGAAGAGTACCGAAAAGAAAACCAGAAGATTCTGGGCAAGGCATTCCCGCAGATCGAAGCGGACACCATGCAGCTGCTGCAGGAACAGTATGCAGAAGGTTACGGAATCGCCATTGAAGGCAGACCGGAACCGCGTATTGATTCAGATCTTCCGGATGGTTCTTTCTTCGGAATGAATAACAAGCGTCTTACCCGACTAATGGAAGACATGACAAAAGGTGAAAGGGAAGCAAAGACCGCAGCGCTGCGCATGATGGACGATGTATACCGTTCCACAGTAGCAAAAGCACAGCTGTCTATGGCTTCCGGCACAAAGACACTTGCCCAGGCAGTGGACATGGCAGCAAAGGATTTTCTTTCCAAGGGAATCAACTGTATCGAGTTTAAGGATGGCAGACGTATGAATATCGCATCCTACTCAGAGATGGCGTTGAGAACCGCTGCAACCCGTGCAAAGCTGCAGGGAGAAGCACAGCGGCGCAAAGAGCTGGGAATTGATACGGTGGCGATCAGCCAGTATGGACAGTGCTCAGACACCTGTTTGCCTTGGCAGGGACGCGTATATGTCGATGATGTATTTGCAGATTTTGAAGGCGAGCGAAATACCGCCGGCAGCTTCATGCTGAGCAGGGATGGACATTGGTACCGGCCTCTGTCTCATGCAGTCAAAGCAGGCCTGTTCCATCCCAACTGCAGGCACACCATGACTACCTGGCAAAGAGGTATCAATCCAATGCCGGAACCAATGGATTTCGGCCCGATCGAGAAAGCCTACAAACTGGAGCAGAAGCAGCGCAGAATGGAGCGGGAAATCCGTAAATGGAAACGCCTTGCAGAAGGCTCACAGGATCCAATGAATGCTGCAATGTACCGCAAGCAGGTGCGGGAGGCGCAGAAGAATCTCCGGGAGTTTATCTCGCAGACTAACGAAGCGGAGGGCAAGGAAGTTCTACGTCGGTCTCCTTGGAGGGAGAAGACATTTGGTGTGCAGGATGTTTCCTTGAAAAGCTCCACGAAGAGTGTTATACTCGAAAGTATCAAACCGGATTATGTGGAAATCACTGCGAAAAGCGTGCAAAATGTCGGGCGGGTACAGAGTGAGCTTCTGGGAGCAGAACGCAGTCGTTCGCTGCAGAATGCGAACAAGCGCTTGTTGGTTCGTGCAGCCAAAGAAGAGCTGGGCCATGAGGTCGGCGCAGTATATTCGATGGATATGAAGCAGGTCGGCGGGTATCTTACGGGGGCAGCCGGTAACGTCAAGATCCCACGTCAAAACGTCGATCACATAATCCTACATAACCACCCTGATTGCGGTACTTTCTCCTTCGCAGATCTGTGGCGATTGGCAGATAGAGATCATCTCAAGATGGTGGTCGCTGTCGGTAACGATGGCAGCGTGTATCTTGTTGAGAAGACTGCTGGATATGCGCCGAGGCAGTTCCGCGAAAAGCTGCGCGAGATGGAAGCCAAAGGAGAATGGAAAGCATCTCCGCAGGCATACGAAAGCGAAATGGAATCTTTTTTGCAAGGAGGCAATACGTATGGCATACATTACTCAAAGGTTGAGCGATGAAGATCGAAAATATTGGGAAGAATGCCTGCGCAAAGCGATCCCCTACACGGAGGAAGAAATGGATGGCTTACCGTTTGATGGTGATCCGGACAGTGAAGACAGAGACCGCGCCGACGCATATGTAGCCCAAAAAATCCTTGCAGAAGATGACGCTCTGAGAGCAGCCGAAAACAAATAATCTTATCAACAAAAGCATCTGAGAAATCAGGTGCTTTTTTCATGCCCAAATACGGTGAACGGCGTTAAAAGCACCCGGCACATAACAGCCGACGGGCTTAAAACGGAGGAGAAACCATGTACGAATGTAAACTGAAAGTCCCTCTGAAACTCCCCATCCAGTTTTTCGCTGGTGCTGCCGAGGAAGAAGAATCCAAGCAGAATCCGGAGGATCAGCAGCAGGAGAACCCTGAGAAGACCGGTGCAGACGATGGCCTGCCCAAGACTCAGGAAGAGCTGAATGCACTGATCGAAAAACGCCTGGCAAGAGAGCGCCGCAAGATGGCAAAGCAGCAGAACGCTCAGGCACCTGCACAGAAGCCTGCAGATCCTCAGGATGCCCCCGCAGCACCTGCGGCAGATACCTCTGCTATGGATGCGCTGAACCGTCAGCTCCTGATCGCCAATGCGCAGCTGACTGCAATGCGGGAAGGTGTAAATCCTGCGTATGCAGAGGATGCGGTTCTTCTGGCTGTTATGCAGGCAGAAAAAGAAGGAGAAGCAGATGCAGAGGGCGTACAGGATGCGCTGAAAGAGGTGCTGAAGCGTCATCCGGAATGGAAACAGAGCGCCAAGAAAGAACAGGGCAGCGGCTTTAAGGTAGGCGTAGACGCCAAGGATGGAGCGGGTGCTCCCAATAAAAAGTCCGGTTTGCCCAGCGGAAGAGTTATCTTCTGAGAAAAGAAAGGATGAGTAACATATGGCAAGAACTACAGCAATCAGCCTTCTGTCCGGTGAGTCCACTCCCGCAAGTCTTGCGGAGATCTACGGTCTGGTGATCGAGAACGTACAGAAGAGAGCACTTTCCACCGCACTGAAGAGCCAGCAGTACACCGGCAATCCCGCCGCCGGCAGCGTAGAGTTTAAGCGTTTTGTAAACTCTGAGAGCAAAGAGTACGGTACCGCAAGAGCAGCAGCAAAGGGTGATCAGGTAATGGCACCCGATATCCCTGTCAACCTCGATCAGCACAAGGAGATCGTTGAGGAGGTTGCAAAGTTCGATATCGATACCTTCGGCGTGCCCAGCCTGATGCAGCGCAGAGCAGACAACCATGTCCTGAGCATGGCTGCTACTCTGGACCGCGATTTCTTCAAGGTAACCGCTGAGGGCGGCACTAAGTTCACTCCTGAGGCTACCGAGATTCAGAAGATCGCTGAGGAGCTGATCCAGGAGGTTGAGACTACTCATAACGATTATGTTGATGGTGTGGACAGAAGCCAGATCGCGCTGGTACTGTCTCCTGCGAAGTATGGTGATATCCGTACCTTCCTGGACACCCAGTCCAACCCCAACGTAGACACCGCCGGCGAGGAATTCGGTATGTATCACGGCGTCCGTGTATACAGCTGCACCAGACTGCCTTCCGGTACCAACGGCATCGCTATGGTAATGGGCGCCACTGCTCAGCCTGTTGTGTCTGACCAGTACGGCAACCCCGAGAAGATCCCTCTGTCCAATGACTACGCCGTAAGCCTGTTCTATGACTACGGCACCAAGGTTCTGACTCCCGATCTGGTACAGGTCTGGTAATCTGAGAAGGTGGTGAGCGGATGTACGAAGCATACGCAGCGCGTGAAGACTATTACGCCGCCTTTCCGGATCAGAAGGAGTGCATGAGCGTTGAAGCCCTTGATGCCGCGTTGCTTGCGGCTTCCCGGAGAATCGACAGCATGACATTCAACCGGATCTATGCGAAGGGTTTTGGCAACCTGACGCCGTTCCAGCAGGAGCGAGTCACCGCGGCTGTGTGCGAGCAGGTAGAGTTTGATCGTGTGTATGGCGATATGCTCAGTACACCGCTCGCATCCTATGGCATTAACGGTGTATCAATGGCTTTCGGCGGTCCAGGACTTGCAGAAGTCAACGGCATTAAGACTTCCTCAAAGGTATACCAGATTCTGAAACAGACAGGCCTTACCTACAGAGGCTTCACCGGGAGGTGGGGTTAATGCCGGTATGGCCTGAACTTGTTCCTGCATGGGCTTGCAATGCATCGATTACGGTGCGGATGTTCAGCGGAAAGAACGCAAACGGCGAAGAGACTTATATGGAAGTATACTCCGGCCGGTGCAACTATTCGGAAAAGAGCAGGTCCGTTCTGGACGGCCAGAAGCGGCAGGTGCTCCTTTCCGGAACTGTACTGATCTCCGGAGATATTGCACCGGATAAGGATATCTCCGGCGAGGTAACGCTTTCTGTAGGAAACAGCAAGCTGAAGCGCAGGATCTACAGAGCATCCAGAGCAAGGAATCTGGACGGTACCGTAAATTACACACAATTGGAGCTGATCTGACATGGCTGCGCGAGTTGATATTGATCTTTCTGGGATCAGAAACATTCGTTCTGCTGTTGAGCGGGCAGCTGAAAAGACAATGGAAGCGCTGAGAGCAGAAGTTGTACAGTCGCAGAAAATGCCCTTTGACACCGGTGATATGCAGAACAACTCCACTTTTGTTACTGCACCGATGGAGGTAGCCGGTTCTGTGGTAGTGCTTCTCACAACGGACGCGCCGCAGGCAAGGCGCCTCTACTATCATCCGGAGTATGATTTTCAGCAGGGAAAAAACGCCAATGCCGGCGGCGAGTGGCTGAAAGATTGGATTGACGGCGACAAAAAGGATTTCGTAAAAGACACATTCGAAAGAGAGCTTGGAAAGGAGCTGAAAGGATGACACTGCTGGAACTGAAAAAGTATATGGAGTCTGAGATCGACTGCGGCAGCGGTGTTACCTGCGGCTGGTACGAC